AAAACTATACAATCCATATTCTTTATGATTTTGCATAACTTCATAATATCTGTTTGGTTGAACTTCTGGTCTTATTCGATTTATATAATCAGCATATAAAGCATAATCTGAGTTTCTATCTGCTCTTGAATTAGTCATTAGTAACATTACAACTTCTCTTAACTTATGTGTTGGACTCATTATTTTTTTCCTCTCTTTCTAATAATTTCATAGAACTAAAATATTCATTATACATTTTTATCCATTCGTCTAATCTCATAGTAACTAACCAATCTTTTCTGTTTTTCCTATGAAATACCGTAGGAAATTTATTATCTTTGGTATCTCTTACTGCTTGTTCAATAGCTGTATCAATATTTAGTTTTTCTACTCTTTTACATTCGATATGTATATAGTCTAATCCTAATATATCATCTGCTTCTCCTGTGTTTCCACAAAATTGATTTGTTCTCCTACAGTCATATCCATATTCTTTTAATTTATGTACAAGTTCAAGTTCTCCTTTTTTTCCTTTTTGTTTGCTATTAATTGCCCTTGTTAAATCCTCCTCCAAAAATTTGATTAAGTAAATCATTTATATTATTATCTTTAATTTTCATCAAACAATTTCTGCACTCATAATCAGATATTCTTTTATCAAATACTTTGCAATAAAATTCTTGTTTTCCATTTTGTTTAATAGCGATTACTTCTTTATGTTTGCATCCCATTTTTCTTACCTTCTTTCAACTTTTTATAAAATTCTTTTGTATCTTTTCCAGCAACAAAATTTTTACAATTCATTACTCCTTTAAAACTTTTTTCTTCTAACCTATTGCAACCAAGACAAAAATCACATAATTTATTGTTCATTTTCTTTTACCCTTTGTCTATATTTAAAATTATCTCTATTTTTTATTGTCTCAACTACATAAGCATTTGGATTTTTTGGCATCCCATTAATCATTGTTCTAAGCATTGTCTGTCTCATTTTATGACTTCTTCTTGTTTCTCTTTTTCGCTTTTCTTCAATAATCATATTTACCGCTTCTGTATCTGTTATTTCTTCTAAGTTCTCTAATTTATGTAAAAAATCTTGGTCTTGCCCATCATAAAAACTTTGTTTCTTATTCTCTTTATTAAGCATTTCTATTATTTTAAATCTTACTGCTCCAAGTTCTCTTGATACCTCTATTATGTCTGAAAAATCTTCATTTTCTAGTCTGTTATCTGACCTATCTTTACTTGAATAAACTATTTGAGGTTTATTTTCTTCTTTTGAAACTATTCTTATATCTGTGCCTTTCAATTCTTTTTTTACTTTATTTGCATACCATTTTTTTTGTGCTTCATTCTTTGCTTTTTTTAAACATTCTTCTTTTCTACAATGTACTCTTTCTTTTCCTCTGTTTGAATATTCAAATTCTTCTCCACAATATTTACAAATTCCCTTTCTCATAATATAAATCCTTTCAATATTTCTTCTTCACTAACCGTTTCTGTTAGTTGTATTTCTTCTAAAATCAAATTCATTTCATCTAATATTTTAAATACTTCTGGTAGCCATTTATCCGCTTCTTTTATATGTTCTTTTATGTATTGGCAACCATTGTAATATCTTTTCAATTTTTCGTTATACATTATTTTTAATTCTTTATTTTCCATAACTAACTCCTAAAAAGGCATTTCATCTATTTCTGTTTGTTGTTGAGTTTGATGCCTCATCTTTTCTCTCACTTCTGATGTCATTTGTGATTGCCCTGTAAATGTTTTAGTAATTGAGTCGTATTTTAATCCTACTAATCCGCATCTTATGCCTTTTGTTTTTAGTACTTCTAATATGCTGCTTGTTTGTGTTATGTCATATCCTTCTTCAAACATTTGCTTTTGTAATCTTTTATATTCCGTGCTTTCCTTATCCATTGTATCAACTCTTATAATTGAAATTACATTGTATGCTTTATTGACTAAGTTTGAACTTCCTAAAACATCATAAATAGTTATTCTGGTTTGCATTTTGTCTATTTTTCTTGGATGTGCTACTAAATGAATATGTACATTTTTATTTACTGCAAATGTTCTTAATTTCTCCATTATGTCTTTTTGTTCTCTATATTCATCTGATGAAGTTGTATCTATTTGCATAAAATTGTCTAACATAAATACCCTTACACCATATTTTTGTCTAACTTCTTCCATTGCTCTTATTAAGAAATCTATTGTCCTTTTTGCATTATTGTTATATACAATTAAATTT